TGGCTCAAGCAGCAACACAAATGCTGCAACAGAACCAACAACAAGCTGCACAACAACAAGCCCAGCAACAAGCTCAAGATCCTATTGTGCAAATGCAACAACAAGAGTTGCAATTAAAACAACAAGAGCAACAACGCAAGGCTCAGAAAGACCAAGCTGATATTCAGTTACGTCAAGCTCAACAACAGATCGAACGTGAGCGAATTGCTACGCAAAATCAGCTACAAATGAAGAAAAATGCACAAGATGTGAAGATGGAAGCTGTAAAACTCGCTATGGAACAACAAAAATCCAAAAAAGAGTTAGCAGTGAAAACAGGTTTAGATGCTTTCAAGCATATTACGCAGCATGCACAGACAGAAAAACATCATTCGCAAGATTTATTAGCAGAAGGATTGAAAAATCAACTAGATGCTAAACTTCAGCGTGAAGAAAATGACAAAAACCGTGTTATTTCTAAGGCGCAAAAAAAGAAAGGTAAATAATGGATGCTTTTGAAGTTCTATTAGACGAAATAGATAAGAAAGTTGATCAATTAAGTAAGTGGATTAGTGGCGGACAAGCCAAAGATTTTGGTGACTACCAAAAAACGTGTGGGGAGATAAGAGGTCTTCTTACTTCACGGGAATACATAACAGACCTCAAACAACGATTGGAGAACTCCGACAGTGAGTAATTTAGACGTAGGAAAAGCAGTAGATTTGTCTCAACTTCTACACAAAAAAGAAGAAGAGAAAGCAACGCAACTTCCAAAACCACAGGGATATCACATGTTATGCGCTATTCCAGAGGTAGAGAAAGAGTATGAAAGTGGAATTGCAAAAGCAGATAGTACTTTGCGACATGATGAATTATTAACTACTGTTTTATTTGTAGTAAAACTTGGACCAGATTGCTATAAAGATCCAGTTAAGTTTCCTACAGGTCCTTGGTGTAAAGAAGGGGATTTTGTCCTCGTTAGACCAAATGCAGGAACAAGGTTAGTGATTCATGGACGTGAATTTAGACTTTTAAATGACGATTCTGTTGAAGCTACTGTGGATGATCCTCGTGGCGTTTCACGCAAATTTATTTAAGGAGGCCGGACATGGCTGATTACGAAAAGAATTTTCAGTTCCCAGACGAAATGGAAAACAAAGCTTCTGAAGTAGAAGAAGATGCGTTAGATATTGAAATTGAGGACGATACACCTGAAGCAGATCGTGGGCGTAAACCTGCAGATGCTGAAAAGGTTAAAGCATTAGAAGTAGACGTAGATGAGTTGGACAAGTACAGCAAAGAAGCCAAGGACAAAATGATCCAGATGAAGCGTATCTGGAACGATGAAAGACGGGCTAAAGAACAAGCTTTACGTGAACAACAAGCAGCTTTAGAAGTTGCTCAACGTTTACATGCCGAGAATAAGCAGATTAAAAAGATGCTTTCTGAAGGCGAAAAAGAGTATAAGGATGCTAAAAAAGACTCAGCAAAAGCCCAAATTAAAGCTGCTAAACAAGCTTATAAAGAAGCTTATGAGTCTGGTGACTCTGAAAGATTGGCAGAAGCTCAAGCATTTTTAACAAAATCCCAGATGGATTTGGAAAAAGTTAAGAATTTTAAGCTTCCCCCTTTACAAAAAGACGAAACTCCAGTACAAATACAACAACAGCCCCAAGTTGCTAGACCTGACAATAAAGTTATGGCTTGGCAACAAAAGAATTCTTGGTTCGGACAGGACGAAGAAATGACTGCTAGTGCATTAGGCTTACATGAAAAGCTGAAGCGCCAAGGAGTTGAAATTGGGTCAGATGATTATTACGCAAAGTTAGACGAAACAATGCGAAAAAGGTTTCCAGAGGAATTTGGAAGCGAAGTAGATAAACGGGGAGACGTTCCTAAGAAATCTGCTGTAGTAGCACCCGCAAATAGGACGACAGCGCCTAAAAAAGTAAGATTAACTACTTCACAAGTAACTATTGCGAAGAAACTTGGACTTACACCTGAACAGTATGTTCGTGAACTTTTAAAAATGGAGGCCTAGACATGGCTAATTCACCACGTGTTACCAGAGATTTAGAAAACAGAGAATTTGAAGAACGTCCTAAACAGTGGATGCCCCCTGAACTTCTCCCAGAGCCTGATAAACAAGCTGGTTTTTCATACCGATGGATTCGTGTTTCAATGCTTAATGCACCCGATGCTCGTAATATTTCTGCGAAATTTAGAGAGGGTTGGGAGCCAGTTAGCGTAGAAGAACAACCTAAGTTCAAACTGTTAGCCAGTCGTGAAGGTCCTTATAAGGACAATATCGAAATTGGTGGGTTATTGCTTTGCAAGATTCCTGAAGAATTGGTGCATCAACGTGCGGCTTATGAGGCCAAACAGACACATGATCAATCAGAAGCTGTAGACAACAACTTAATGCGCCAAAGTGATGCAAGAATGCCGATCTTTATGGAACGGAAATCTTCTGTTACTTTTGGTAAAGGTAATTAAATTTTAGGAGAATTAAATGGCTTATCCTACAGTCTCGGCCCCTTACGGCCTGAAGCCAGTTAACCTTATCGGTGGTCGTGTATTTGCGGGTTCTACTCGCATGTTCCCTATCGTGAATGGTTACAGTACTAGCATGTTCAACGGTGACGTTGTTCAAATTGGTACTGGTGCAAACATTGGTGCAGTAACTGCTTCTACACTCGCTTACAATGCTTCTTCTGCTGTTGCTGGCACAATTGGTGTTTTCGTTGGTGCAGAATATTCCACAACTGGTGGTCCAATCTACGGCAAAAATCGCTATCAATTCTGGAATGCTTCTACAAGCGCTCCTGATGCTACTGGTTATGTTGTTGATGATCCTCAAGCTGTTTTCCAAGCTGCGGTAGTAGTTAGCCCAGCTGGTACAGGTGGTTCTACAACTATTGCTTATGTTAACCCTGCTTATATCGGTTCTAATGCTTATTATATTGGTGCTGCTGCTGGTAACACAGGCTCTACTACTACTGGTGACTCTTTAGCTGGTGTTGCAGTTTCTGCTACAGCAACTACAGGTGTTCCATTGACTACATCTGCTCCATTCCGTATCGTTGGTGTTGTACAGGAGTCAAAAGTAACTGTTGCTGCTAATGCTACATCTAGCTCTACAACTATTACTTTGTCTGCTGCTAACAGCGCAATCGTTCCCGGCATGGCTGTATCTGGCCCCGGTATCACTGCTGGTTCCAATACATATGTAACAGCTGTTTCAGGTACTGCAGTAACTATCAATACAGCAGTTTCATCTGCTCAAGCGACAGCTGCTCAGTTTTCATTCACAGGCTACCCAGAAGTGTTGGTTGCATGGAACTTCGGTTACCATAGCTACTTCAACGCAACTGGTGTTTAATTAAGGAGTATTTAAATGGCTATTTCACGTGCTCAACTATTAAAAGAGCTGCTCCCCGGATTAAACGCTTTGTTCGGACTTGAGTATGCTCGTTACGGTGAAGAACATAAAGAGATCTACGAAACTGAGACCTCTGAGCGTTCTTTTGAAGAAGAAACAAAACTGTCAGGCTTTTCTGCTGCTCCTGTTAAAAACGAAGGCCAAGCCATCGCTTATGACAATGCACAAGAAGCATGGACAGCTCGCTACAACCACGAAACTATCGCCCTTGGCTTTAGCTTGACTGAAGAAGCAATCGAAGACAACCTCTACGATTCTTTGTCAGCTCGCTACACCAAAGGTTTGGCTCGTGCTATGGCATACACCAAGCAAGTTAAAGCTGCTGCTGTATTGAATAACGGTTTTAATAGCCAAGTTACTTATGGCGATGGTCAACCATTGTTCTCTGCTGCACATCCATTGATTTCTGGTGGTACAAACGGTAACACTCCATCTACTCCTGCTGACTTGAACGAAACTGCATTGGAAAATGCTGTTATTCAAATCGCTGCATGGACTGATGAGCGTGGTCTATTAATCGCTGCTCGTCCTAAGAAGCTTGTAGTTCCACCAGCATTGCAATTCGTTGCTACTCGTTTGCTCGACACAGAACTCCGTGTTGGTACAAACAACAACGATCTCAATGCTATTAAGAACAATGGTTCCGTTCCAGAAGGTTACACAATTAACCACTTCTTGACAGCATCTAATGCATGGTTCTTGACAACTGATGTTCCAAATGGCCTCAAGCATTTTGAGCGTATTCCACTCCAAAATTCTATGGATGGTGATTTTGACACAGGTAACGTTCGTTACAAATCCCGTGAGCGTTATAGCTTCGGTGTATCAGATCCATTAGGTATCTACGGTTCGTATTAAACTAAACCCTTCACGAGAGTAAGTTTGCCCCCACCTTAAAAAAGTGGGGGTTTTTCATTTTATTTCTTGCACATTATTTAAAAAGTAGTAAGATTGACATATCTGGGTAATTACTCGTACTGGACTGTCCCAGCAGACAATGCAATGATTGGTACGAGAACTTTTGCATAAGGAATATATCATGGCTCGTAGTACATTCTCTGGTCCGATTTTATCGGGTACAAATCGTTTTGGATCACAACGTAACGTTGGATCTCCTTTATTGTCACAACAAGTAATTTTAGATTTTTCTAACTCTGTAGCTCAAACTGCTAACTTTGGTGGTGGATCTGGTACGTTTGCAGATGCCAATGGAATTCCAAATGATGTTGCTACAATATGGAATCCACAAAGTGGTATTTATAGCAATACTGGCCCTACTATTGCAACTGCTCCTACTGCAGATACTTCTGGTACAAACTATCGTGGTGCAGTATTTTTATTGCCACAAAAAGTAACAATTCAAAATATTGTTATTGATAACATTATTCAGCCTACAGATGGCACAAATGCTGTAACTTCAATTCAACCATATATTTCCAATGCTTTTGCAACTTCAACTGGTGTATATGCTACTTCTGCTGCAATTACTGGATCTACAATTGGTCGTACAACTGCTACATTTACTGCAGCTCAATATGCAAATGCATTGTTAACATTGCAAGATGTACAAAATATTCAGCCCGGTGAAGATGCTAACTGGATCAGCCAAGTAGTTGTTACTTTGAAGTTAACTGTTGCATCATTAACATCAGTTAATGCAGGTAAAATTGCTGTTACTGTTCAATATACTCAGAATGATTTGAATATTGGAAATGGAACAACTTACCCTTACGGTAACTTTGATTAATTAATTTCTAGGGAATAAAGGCTGGTAATGTCCAGCCTCCCATTTTTTAAAGTTAGGAATTAATAATGAATCAAACAAATCTTATAGGCGTTACCTGTCCAGCTAGTACTGCAACGACTGTTTATGCAGGTCGTGCTCGCTTAAAAAGCTTATGGTATAGCGCAAGTGCTGCAACAACAATTACTATTTCTGATGGGTCTACAGTATTATTTACAATGACTATAAATGCTGCAAATACAAATGATTTAATCATTCCAGAAAACGGTGTTTTATGCTCTACTAGCTTAATTGTTACTACTGGCGCAAACGTTACAGCGGTAGCATTCTGGGGATAATCATGGTACTCGATGATCAAACAAGAGCAGAGTTAGTAGATTTAGTAAAAATGGCAGTAAATGCTGCTGTTGAATCTAGGCCATTAAGTACTGATGAAGTTCAATGGGTTAGAATGGCCATACAAGCTGAAGCTGAACGTGCAGAATTACGTAAAGCAATCATCACTAAATCTTTAGCTGGTCTAGCTTGGGTCTTCTTAGTTTTTATTGGCGGTATATTAGTAACTGGTTTTAAGGATCATATTAAATGAAAAAGAAAATTAAAAAATATGACACTGGTGGTTCAGTTTTAAAAAGTGATTCAAGTGGATATTCTTCTAATGACGATTTACGAAATTTTTTAAAAGAAAGTGTTAGCCGTCCTTTGCCAGAAACTAATAATCCTGAATTAGCTAAACACTATAAAGAAATCAGAGATCAATCTATTAAATCCATTAAAGGGCCTTCTGGTTCTGCTGGTGGTAGTGATGATTTAGTAAAAGCTATGAATAGACCATATAAAATAGGTGGTAAAGTAAGAACTGCATCACAACGTGCAGATGGAATTGCACAAAAAGGTAAAACTCGTGCCTAGTAAATCAAAAAAGCAGCATAATCTTATGGAAGCGGTGGCTCATTCAGCATCGTTTGCTAAGAAAGTTGGGATCAAACAATCGGTTGGCAAAGACTTTGCTGTTGCTGATAAAGGTAAAAAGTTTGGTATTGGTGGATCTGCTACTGTTACACATGGTGGTAAAGGTCAAATCAATAAGCAAGGCACTCGTGCAGGTAGTATTTTTGGTGAACAAAAAGAAGTACCGAACA